ACGACGTGCGCGACACGTCGAACCTGCTCGCGTTCATCACGCGGCTGGAGAACGCGCTCGACCAGTCCCTGCAGTTCGCGGCCGACTGGATGGTCGCGGCCAAGCCGGCGGTCAGGTTCCGGATCTTCCGCGAGTTCGGGCTGTCGTCGCAGGCCGCACAGAACCTCGTGGCCATCCAAGCCGCCCGCGCCGCTGGCGACTTGCCCAGGCTCACGTATCTGCAAGAACTGCAACGCAACGGCGCGCTCGCGGCCTACCGCGATGTCAACGAGATCGACCAGGCCGCGCAGCAGGAGAAAGACGACGCGATGGCGCAGAACATGGCGCTGGCGGACAAGCAGATGGCGCAGGCCGGCGGCGTGCCGGCGGACAATGCGGTGCCGGCGGGCACGTGACGACTCCAGTCGGCATGGCCCCGTGCTGGCTCTGCGGCGCGACCTGCCTCGTCGTGCCCGAGTCGAACGATCCGGCCGCGGTCATGTCGGCCGATCGGGCCCTGCTGCATCCTGACCCCGACAATCCGCTTGTCATGTCGTGCCGCGAGTGCCGTGCGGCCATGATCGAGAAGCGATGGCGCGGCGTGTTCGAGCGGGGCGGGGTCGAGAAGTTCCGCAGGTTGCAGGCGGTCGTGATGCGGAGGGTGCGTGCGCGCGATAGGCTGGCACCATGATCGACTCGGTCGTCAAGGTCGGGCGTTGTCGCATCCGGATGTCTCCCGGCATCCTGCCCGTGTTCAAGCCTGGGTTGGCGATCCCCCAAGGATTCCACCTGCAGGGATCGCGCAAGGTGTGCAAGACGACAGCGGCAGCCTCGCGACTGGCTGATCGTCAACAGCGCGCGCGCGAGATCCTGGGCGACTCGCTGCGCACAGACGAACATTGCATGGCATGCGATAGGCATCTCGGTCCTGTCGAGCCTGATGATCAGCTTCGGCTGCGGCCTCGCATCTACTTGCGCGTCTGTCTCGAATGCTTCTTGAAGCTGGAGCGTTGTGCCAAGCGCCGCCGGAAGAACTGACAGGCGCCAGGTCTACCAGGACTTGGCGGACAAGTTCCTGCTGCGTGAGACACGGATCGCGCGCGCCGCGCGCGGCTTTTCTGAGGACATGCTCGAATCTCTAGATGCGGGCACGTTCGAGCCGCTGATCGAGGACATCGCGAGCAGGCTACCCAACATCGCGGCTCGCGGGTTCGCCGCGACTCCTGGTGCAAATCAGCGAGTCTACTTCCTGCGCCGCACCATGCGAGAAGCTTTGACCGATGGCACCGCGTCAGCGCGTGCCCTCGTCGCAGACCGCCTGATGCAGCTTGCCCGGCTGGAAGCCAAGTGGACCGCCAAGACCCTTGGCGATGCGCTGGGCATGCGCGTGCCAGTGCCTGGGGTCGCGCAGGCCATCGCGACTCCCTTCCTCGGCAAGTCGCTGCGCGAGTGGTTCGACTCGTTCCTGCTGCGCCCGACCTTGGCCAACGCGACGGCCGCGGTGCAGGGCGGGCTCGTCCGATCGGACGCCGCGCGTTCGATCGTCCGTGCTGCTGCTCTCTCGTTCGACAAGGCCAGGGCCGGGGCCGTCACGTTGGTCAGGACCGCGGCGGCAGCGGCAGCCCAAGCCGCGCGCCAGCAGGTCATGGTCGCGGCAGGCGTGCGGCAGGTCGTGTGGGTCTCGACCCTGGATGAGAGAACGTCGGCGATCTGCATCGCGCTGGACGGGTCCGTGTTCCCGATCGACCAGGGCCAGCGCCCGCCCGCGCACCCCAATTGCAGGTCCGTGATCGCGCCATGGTTCGGTGGTCAGGCCAAGCCCGAGGGCTACGCCCCATGGCTGCGCCGCCAACCGCGTGATGTGCAGGACGACGTGCTCGGGCCCAAGCGCGCGGCCGCATGGCGGAGCGGCGAGATCGTGCTGGCAGACTTGGCCAAGGACAATCGAGTGTTGACGCTTGAGCAACTCGGGATAGACTGAACTTCCATGACCATCTATCGGCTCAGGTTCGACCAAGGCCCACTCCATGGACAGCTGATGGAAGTAGCGTCAATGCCGGGCCCCTACTACGAGGTGCCGCTGCGCCCGGACTTGCCGAAGATCGGTCTGGCCTTGTCCGAATCGGGAGACTTCCTCCGACCGCGCACCATTCGCTACGTGCCGATCTCGCGCCTCACGATCGCGGCCCAGATCGCTGGCGGAGATGACATCGTAGTGATGGTCATGCGTCCCGCATCGATGGTCGCGGCGAATGGGTTGGACGTGCCAGTGGGCACGAACTAGACTCGGCCCCTGTTGCATCGCCACCACCGGCTGATTCAAGAGTTCCTCCTGCTGCTCGTGACGCGCATCGACGCGATCACGAGGAAGATCCATCCGCACATGGCCAGATCCGACGACGTAGCTGCCGCACTTTCCGCTCTCGAATCCGCCGTCACGGCTCTGGCTGCCAGAGTCGGGACGCCCGGCCTGGATGCCGCCCAGACCGACGCGGCGCTGGCGCGCATCGCGGCCGTCACGGCTTCGCTGGCCGGGATCGCGCCGGCTCCTTGAGCGACAGGTCATGTGGCCGCTGTGCTCGCTGCCGCGCACAGGTCATGCGCGCCATGCCGCGCCGATCGTTCGTCTCCTGACGATCGAGGACGCGCGCCGTGCGTGCCTGCCCAGCGTGTGGGACCTCTACGAGATGGACGACCAGCACGCGGCGCGCTGGCAGGTCGATCTTGATCCCGAGACTCTGCGTTGGATCCCGGCCAAGCCGGCCGTGCAGAACGAGCCGCGATGGACGCCGGAGGAAAAACGCAAGGTCCGGGACGTGCGGGATCGACACACGTTCAACCCGACCATGCTTCACGCGCTGCTGGCCGCAGGGTTGACAGTCGCATAGCTGCAGCGCATCATACCAGTCATCGGGCCGGCGATGGCGTCGGGCCTGCATGGTGTGCGTGAAGGGAATCCTCCTTGCGAGACGGGCCCGCGGCGGCGAGACGAGACGGCGCCGCGGGACTTTGCTGAGCCCCTCGCATCCTTGACAGCGGTGCGGTCCGGCGGTAGACATCCAAGTCCATGGGCAAGCTCAAGGCGCGCGTCAAGGCTCTCGACGGGATTCCGGACAACCTGAAGGACCTCTACGTGCAGCGCGATGGCGCCTACGTCATCGACGCGGACCCGGATGGCGACTACGGCTTCGACAACGTGGGCAAGCTCAAGGCCGAGCGCGCGACCGCGCTGGGCGATCTGGAACGCGCGCGACTCGCGCTCAAGAAGTTCCAGAAGGACGACGGCGAGTTGATCGACCTGGACGAGTTGACCGCGGGCGCGGCCAAGTCGAAGGAACTGGAGGAGCAACTCGCGGCCATCCAGAAGAAGGGCGGCGGGCTGTCGCCGGCCGAGATCGACCAGCGCATCCAGAACGCGACCGCCGAGGCCAAGAAGGCACACGCGAAGGAAGCGGACAAGCTGCGCAAGGACTTGACCGAGACGCGCCAGAAGCACCAGGTCGCGATGCGTAAGCTGGCGGCCGAGCAGGCTCTCAGCGAGTCGCACCCGCTCGCGGACTTCCAGCCGTTCATCCGTCAGCAGTTGCTCGACGCGATCGATCTGGAGGAGCGCGAGAGCGAGATCGTGGCGCGCGTGCGCAGCGAGGACGGGAAGGGCTACCGGCCGTCGATGGCGACGGGCAATGACGGGCCCATGACCCCGACCGAGTATGCGCGCGAGACGCTGCGCACCAAGTTCCCGAAGTATTTCGAAGGCGATGGCCAGTCAGGCGCGGGCTTCAACGGCTCGAACCGGAACGGCTCGCCCGGCAAGATCACGATCACGGAGACCGAGTCCAGGAACAACCCTGGTCTCTACGCCCAGCGTCGCGCCGAGGCAGCCAAGGCCGGCCAGCCGTGGGGCATGGAGAATATCGTTCCGGGGTAGTGGTGGTGACCGGGCGCGCCGCGCAGCGCGCCCTTGCTGATGCGTGCCGGTGACGGGCGCGGAGGCGGTCAGGTAGTAGCGCAGGTCGGTGACGACCGCGTGCCGGTGACGGGCGTGGAGACGAGCAGACGCGGCAGCGTGCCGGTGACGGGCGCTGAGCGGCGTGCCGGTGACGGGCGCCAGAGGTGGTCGGCGACGAGCGTGGCGATGCGGCGGGTCCAACAGGGCTCAAGGCTCGCGGGACGCGGTCGGTGACCTGGACCAACACCTTTGGATCGCCCCCCGGCCTGACCCCGACGAGATCGCGGCGCCGAGTGGCTTTGGGAACGCGCGCCTGACCGGCCCGCGTCGGTCACGATGGCCAACGTTTTCGGTTTCTACAAGCCCGAGTTCTACGCGAACGAGGCGCTGATCTGGTTGCAGAAGGCGCTCGTCATGGGCAAGCGCGTCTACATGGGGTTCGACGCGGAGCGCCGGGCCTTCGACCAGGGCGACACGATCAACATCAAGCGCCCGATGAAGCTCGCGGTCAATGCGGCACCATCGACTGCGCAGGACTTGACGCCTGGCAAGGTCCAGATGGTGCTGAACAAGTGGAACGAGGTGAAGTTCCAGCTGACCGATCAGGATCTGGCCTACACGGGCCCGGACTCCAGCAACCGCGTGATCCGAGACCACATCGGGCCCGCGGCCTACGCGCTGGCCGAGCAGATCGACACGGACCTGCAGGGCCTGTTCCTCGACGTCCCATGGGTCTCGCCCTACACCATGTCGAGCGCGGGCGTGAGCACGATCACGGGCATGCGCAAGATCCTGAAGGACAACCTCGTCCCGCCGGCCAGCTCGAACGACATGAGCTATGTGGTCGGCACGACCAGCTACAACAGCTTCCTCGGTCTCTCGGCCTTCACACAGTGGCAGGGTGCGGACGGTCAGGGTGTCGCGACGCAGAACACGGGTCTGCTGTCGCAGAAGTATGGCTTCGAGGTGCTCGAAACCCAGAATGTCAACGCGGCTGGCGCGGCCGACGTCAACACGGCCCTCGGCGCCGCGACCGTGACCGGTGCGCAAGCGGCCAACGTCACGATCCTGGCGTTCACGACCGGCACCGTGACCGGCACGACCCTGAAGAAGGGCCAGATCATCTCGGTGGCGCATGCAGGCATCGGCACGAAGCGATATGCCGTGACGGCCGACACGACAGTCGCGAGCACCACGCTGGTGGCCGGCGGTTGCCCGATCTCGCCGCCATTGCGTGCTGCCGTCGCC